GGACATTCCTCCGCGCGCTCGCACGCGCGGACTGGAAACGGTGAAGCCGACCTGCGCGCCCGTCTTCGGGCGGGGCATCGGCGCCGGGACCCTCATCGGAGGATGTGGCGGTTGCAGCGGCGGCCGAGTCCGCGTCGAGCGGAGTGGCCTGCTGCAGGTATCGGATGAGCTCCTCGCGCTCGTCGTCCGACATGCCGTCGAGGCGTTGGACGATCGAGCGGACGCCGACGACTTCGGCGCCGCCGTAGGCGGGGAACGGGGTCGGGCCGTACTCCTTGAGGCCGAGCTCCATGCGCACGACGCGCGGCAGGACGCCGTCGCGGTCGGCCCGGAACCCGCCGCGCGGGGTCGGCTTGTCGGAGCGGACGACGCGGCCCGAGAACGACTGGCCGGTGATCGCGCCCTCGTTGATCATGTCGAGGATCTCGTCGGCGAGCGGCGTCTTGCCGTAGCGGGTGACCGTGAGGACGCCGCGGCCGTCGGCCTTGACCTCGAGCGGCACGCCGAGCGGCACGGAGCCGCGGTCGGAAGGCGTGCCGTGGAGCGTCATGCCGTGGTTGTAGAACACGCCGACGTTGGTCCCGTTGTGCGAGATCGTGCGGTTGAACGCGGCGCGGTCGATCGACTCGACGTAGTCGCCGTAGACGTCGTGCACCTCGGCGTCGGCCTCGAACACGGCGGCGTACGCCGAGACTGTGCGGCCGTCGCCGTCCTTGCTGACGGAGATGTCGTCGAGTGGATACGAGCGCGCGAAGAACTCGGTCGTCATGCGTCGCCCTCCTTCGGTGCGGGGTCGGTCGTCGGGTCGGCCGCCGGCGCGGCCGTCGGGTCAGGCGCCTGCGTGCCGGGTGGCTGCAGCTGCACGGAGATCAGGCCGGAATGCTCGAGCAGTCCGATGTCATTCGCCTGCGCGGCCTTCGCCGACGACTCCGGGGTGAATCCGGCGGTGATAAACGTGTTCATCGCCGACGCCTGCACGGCGAGCGTGTCGGCGCGCTCCTTCTCGCCCTCCTGCAGCGCGCGGACCTGGCGCGGGTCGACGATCAGCTTGGACCCGGCCGGGACCTTGACGAGCTTCGCGAGCGCGGAGCTCGCCGACTTCCAGTTCGGCCGGATCGTGCCGTCCGCGAACGTGCGCCACGCCATGCCGAAGTTCGCGAGCGTCGAGGCGTCCAGGCCCGCCTGGATGCCGACGAGCATGGGAGGCACGCCCGAGTCGGCGACGATGCGGTTCTCGCCGGCCTGCTGGACGGCGGTGAATGCCATCTTGTCGAGCGACGAGCCGACGACGGTGAGGTCGGCGCCCTCGTCGAGGACCATCGACTTGAATGCGTTTCGGACGCCGCCGTAGCGCGACTTGATCTCAGCCTTGAGCCGTTCGATCATCACCGGGTCGGACTTCGCCGGGTAGCGGACGACCAGGTTCGGCGTCGCGGCGTTCTCGAGGTATGCCGTCTTGTAGTCGGTCATCGCCTGGTCGGCGGCGATGTCGCGCATCGCGGGCGTCAGCCATGAGATGCCGAGGAAGTTGGTCCGCGGGTCGGGGATCGGCGACCAGTGCGCGATCTCCGACACGTCGTACCACGCGTCGCCGCGCTCGGGGTCACCGATCGGGCTGTACCAGTAGCCGACGACCTCGCGGTACTCGGAGCCGTCCGGCGCCTCGAGCACGACCGAGATCACAGTCGTCCAGTCGGGCCGCAGCCGCTCGAGCCGGTCCGTGAACGGGATCCCGCGCGTGTACGAGTTGCCCGCGAGCGAGGCGTCCTGCTCCATGCGGGCGCGGAGCTCGCCCTCGTCGCCGTTCGGCCACGGGTTATGCAGGATGTCGAGCGCGGAGGTCGTGAAGACCTTTCCGGTCGTCGTGTCCTCGAACGCGAACGTGCCCTCGGCGAACAGGTTGATCCGCCGCAGGATGCACGCGAATACGACGCTGTTGGTCGCATAGGCGTCGATGTTGCGGAGGTCGGGGAGGATGCGCTCGCGGTCGGGAGATCCGAACGTCGAGGTGAAGAACGGCATCGCCCCGAAGTCGTGCGAGTACGGGTATGTGTCGTCGAGCGAGCGTCGGACGATCCGGTCGATGAGCCTCATCGCTTCGGCTTCCCGTCGTCGGAGAGCAACGCCCAGCCGATGACGAGCGAGCCGCACGCGATCCACGCGGCCGGCGGCGACACCATGCCGACCCCGCGGACGACGAGCCATCCGCCGACGATCAGCACGGCCACGCGGAAGGTCGTCGGGCTCGTGAGCAGCCGGCGCGCGCGCACCTTGAAGCGGGCGAGTCGTGACATGCGGCGACTCCTCACAGGAAGTAGACGGATGGCTCGAGGATTCGGTCGACGCCGCCGCCGTTCGCGCGCCACAGCGCGAGCGACACCGACTCGAGCGCGGAGATGTCGCCGTTCTTGCGGCCGAGCACGCGCCGGTCGCCGCGCATCTGCCAGGTCGCCGCGTCCACTGCCTCGTTGAGGTCGTCGTAGTCGCCGTGCTCGACTCGGCCCGTCTCGACGGCGTCGCGGAGCTCGGCGCCCGCATGGACGGCCTCGTCGAACGACATGAGCACGAGCGGCACGCCCGCCTGCTCGAGCTCGGGGATGAGGAACGCGGCCGGCCCGTTCTTGTCGATCGCGACGTCCACGCCCTGCTCGTTCGCGATCCGCTTGACCTCGGAGACGAACTCGGACTTTCCGCCGTCGGCGCGGAGCCGCAGCGACGAGCCGAGGTGCGGCCGTTCGCCGACCGACGCCGCGCCCAGCTGCAGCCACACGCCGTCGATGTCCGCGGCGACGCCGAGCGCGGCCGGGGCCGGGGCTGGGTGCTTGTGGACGTCGACGGCGAGCTTCGCCCACTTGCCGGCCGTGAACACGCCGATTAGCACCGAGTCCCAGATGCCGAGCGCCTCGCGCATGAACGAGTCGGGCGTGAGGTTCTTGCGCATCCGGAGAATGGCCCGCGCCGACGTGCGCCGGGGATAGCTCGGGTTGGCCTTCGCCCACTGCTCGCGGTCGAGCGGGTCGGCGCCCTCGTCGGCCGAGAACTCGATGTAGATCGTCGACTCGGAGTCGCCCGCGATGGCGTCATGGCGGAAACGCGTGAACGCCTCGGAGGGATTCGACGGCTTGGGCGGCGTGCCGGCGTAGAACACGAGCGCGTCCTCGATCGTGTTGGTCGCCGGGATCATGTCGTCGAGCGCGTTCTCCGTGAGGATCTGCGCCTCGTCGAACATGAGGATCGAAACCCGTTTGAAGCCGCGGCCGAAACCTCGCTCGCGCGCGCCGAAATGGATCTTGGACCCGTTGCGGAACTCGATGACCTTGTTGTCGGCGGCCGTCGTGATCCGCTTGACGTGGGCGTCGAGCTTCGGGTTGTTCTCGACGATGCCCTTGAGCTCGTCGAACACGTCGCATGCGGTCGGGAACCTGTGCGCCGTCCACAGCGCGAGCGTGCCCGGGCGGATGATGCACAGCGCGAACATGATCCAGCCGAACAGGTACGTCTTGCCGACCTGGCGCGGGATCGACACGACCGTCTCGTCGGCGGCGTACATCCCGTCGGCGGCCTTGCCGAGGATGAGCCTGCCCGCTCCGACCTGCCATGCGTCGAACGTCGTGCCGAACCTCGCGCACGTGTCGCGCACGGCCGGCCACCCGCTCGAGACGATGCCCGTCGGCCGGATGACGTGCCGAGCCGCGTCCGACAGCTTCGGGCCGCCGCCGACGGCCGCGCCCTTCGGCGTGAGCGGCCGGTTGGCCTTCGGCTTAGATGGCCTTCGGGTCGAACGCTTCGTCGTCGGTGGAGGCGGCGTCGCCGATCTCGTCATCGCCTTCCTGATTCCTGATGGCCGTGATCTCGGCGCGGATCTCCATGAGCCGTTTCGACAGCGACGCGAGATCTCGCATCGGACAGCTCGGCGACTGCACGGCCGTCGCGATCCGGAGCTCGAGCGCGGACAGCACCTCGAGATCCGTGCCGTCGGTCGCGGCCTGGACGATCGTCTTCGGCCGCTTCGCGCGCGGCTTGCGCTCGGTCGCCTTGACCGCTCGGAGCGGCGACTTACGCGCGGCCACGGCGGTGCGCCTCGTTCGCTCGAGCGTCACTGAACACCCGGGCCGACGAACGGCGTTTGCCCGACGCGACCGCGCGGTCGTCGATCAGCCGCGCGCCCGTCGAGCCGATGGTCGAGTGAAACCCTGACCGCTCGGACATCGCCGCCGCGGTCCTCGTCGGATCGGGCACGAGCGGGAGCGGGCGAGGATTGCAGTCGTCGCACCACGTCGCGTTCATGTAGACACGACCCGGCTCGCCGCAACCACGGCACGCCGTGGACCTACCCACGGCCGTCAGGCCATGTGGAAAAAAGGGCGTGTGTGTGGAAAGTTGACGGCGGGCTCT